CCGGAGGCCGGGCACGCCTTCTGGGACGCGCTGGACGCCCTGAAGGCGCTGCCGACCGTGCCCGACGCCCGCGAGAGCGTCGGAGACAAGGTGTTCTACCGGGAGGAGGATGGCCGCCTCACGCCGGAGGCCCTGGTCAAGCCGGCCAAGCTGATGGAGGACATGTTCGTCCGCACCGTCGCCGCCGGCGCTCTGTCGATCCATGGCTCGCTGTCACGGTTCAAGGCGCTGAGCTTTTCCGAGGCGCAAGCGCTGATCGACACGGTGGCCCGCGACTATGGCGTCGCCATGGGCGGCAAAGGGGGAACGTCACCTTCTTCACCTACGACCGTCGTTCCAGGTCCAGATCCAGGTTCAGGAACGGATCACGGTTGGCGCGACCATTGAGGTCGCCAAGGCCGCGCTCAACGAGTATCTGGCCGAGGCCCAGGCGTCGGACGAGGTCAAGGCGATCATCACCTCGGCCTTCGCATCGACATCAGGGCGCGTGCGCGTGGCCGAGCTGGTGCGCCTGCGCCGGCTGAACATCACCCACCCTAAGTGGCTCGCCCATGCGGGCAATCGACGACGCCATGGACACCTCCAGCAAGGCCATCTACCTGCGCGTCAAGCGCCGGACCCCGGATGGCAAGTTCGAGTTGGTGCCCCTCGACCTTGCCAACGCGTGAGGTGGGCGATGGCTGCCATCATCCAGTTCAACGAAGACGACGCCCTGATGCTCGACCCGTTCGAAGGGGACTTCGGCGACGGCGAGACGCGCATCGTCAACGAGATCGTCACCGCCCGGAGCCGCCCCGCTGCCACAGCTGCGGCGGCCGGATCACTCCCGGCACACGGATGCGCCGCATCGTCGAACAGATCGGAGACGAGGCCGAAGGGACGAGCCGAGGACATCAAGCGGACCGAGTATCTGTTCTGCCAGCACTGCTGTGGGGCGATGGCGAAGGACGTGAAGGACGGCGGCGACCGCCTTGGATCGCGCACCGCCCGGATGCTCCGGCAACGCGCGGAGAAGGAGGCGGCCCATGGCTGAGAAGGACCTCACCGCCTACTGCCGGCGCTCCGGCGAAATCGGCTTCGCCCGTCGCCTGCCCAACGACGCCATGATCCTCAGTCGCGGCCCGGACGAGCATGTCCGCAAGGCCGCTGGCGTGGTGGCCCGGCACGGCTACGACGGCACGCTGCTGGTGCCGGCATTCCGGAGGCCATCACCGATGACGCCGCCTTGGAAGCGGTCGCTTGGTTCCGGCGTCAGATGGCGTCACGCCTCAACCGCTATGCGCAGGAGGCCGCCCATGGCTGACCTCTCCACCGCCGTCATCGTGAACTTGGTCGATTACCCGCCCCGCCTGGACGGGCGGCCGGGACCGCGCTCGCCTCCGTCCTGTCCGAGGTGGCGACGGAGTTCGTCCGGGCCGGCACCCGCGGGTACGACGCCCACCACGACGACGCCCACACCGCCGCCGACCTTGAGGACGAGATCGTCGCCCGTGTCGAGGCGGCCAGGACCGCGCCCACCGCCGACGTCTACCGGCGTCGGCTCGTCCAGGCGGCGTCCGTGGCGGTCGCCGCAGTTCAGCGCTGGGATCGTGTCCACCCCACCTGGGATCGTCTCCACCCCACGCCCAGGACGGAGGCGGACCATGGCTGAACGCCTGTCCCTGCACCAGGAGGTGCTGCACTGGCTGCGCTGCCGCATCGGCGAGCGGCTGGACCGCTTCGGGGAGGCCGCGGTTGCCGCCGTGCCGCCCAGCGCCGGAATGACCCTGCTCGGCCTCGGCATGATCGACTTCGACGTTCTGGAGGACGCGATCCTGGCGCGCTGGGGCGTGTCCATGACGCTGGGGGCGTCCACCGACACCGTCACCGCGGTGGCCTCGGCCATCGTGGCGGCGATGGCGAGCAAGGAGCCGGCGCATGAGTAGCCCTTGCCCCGTCCCCGGCTGCACCGGGCATTCGCAGGCCGACAGGATGATGTGCCTGCGGCACTGGCGGTTGGTTTCCGACGCGACACAGAAGGAGGTCTACCGCACGTGGCGGGCCTTCCTCCGGGTGTCGGCCGCCGCCGACAAGGCCCGCGGCACCTTCCCGCGTGAGGACGTCTTCAGCGCTCTGAAGACCTACCGTGAGGCCCGCGATCGGGCGATCAAGGAGGCCGGCCGCGAGGACGGGCTCCATAGCGGCCAGCCGGACAGTTTGGACCGGATGGCCAAGGCGGCGGAGGGCCTGATGCCATGAGCGTCTTCGACACCCTGCGCGAGCCCGGCGCGACCGATCATCCTTGCACCGGTTGCGGCCATCGCGACGCCGACTGGTGCAAGTTCTCCGACACAATCAATGGCGCGCCCCACCACATCACTTGGTGGCCCATCAACTGGGACGATCCCGAGCCGGTGAAGGGCTGCTCCGCCAACACGTCGCACGATCCCGACGCGTGGGAGGGCTGATGCCATGAGCCGTCCTTCCCCCATTCACCTCTTCGTCACCATCCTGGACGAGCCCGGCCTGCCGGTGCTTCTGGTCGCCGGCATCCCCGGCGACCAAGGGGAGGTGGCCTTTGTCCAGGACGGTTTGGCCGTGCGGGCGCTGTGGCCGTCGCGTGCCCCCTCCGCGCGTCGCCCAGAGCGCCCGATCGCGCCGGGCCTGCCCAGCTTGAATTCGATCCTGTGCGCCGCCGTCTTGGCTGAGGAGGTGCAATGAACCGCTCCAACGCCAACCTCGCCCTCGCCCTCGGCACCGCAGCCCTGCGGATGAAGCGCGGTATCGCGCTCGACGCCGAGGCGCGGCGGCAACTGGTGGAGCTTCTGCTGCGCGGCGCCATGGCGCTGCACGGCGGCCACCAGTTGCCGAGCCGCCTGGATGCCGACCCGCATGCGGTGATCACCGTTGCGGTTGAGATCGCCCGCGAGGCCGGCCTCACCGGGATGGAGCTTGCGACGGCCTTCAACGACGCGATCGAGCGGTCGCCAATAGGGGGACGATGATCATGGTGGCCTACAGCTTCCAGGCCCGGTTCGAAGGGCCGATCCTGACCGGCCGGAAAGGCGGGACCATTCGTGCCGCTGGGCGTCGCCGTCATGCCCGGCCGGGTGAGCAGATGCAGCTCTACACTGGCATGAGAACCCCGTCCTGCCGGCTGCCGGAAACGGTGGTGCATCCATGACCGCCCCAGTGGTCATGTCCCTCGCCGCCTTCCGGCGGGCGCAGGAGGATGCCTATTTCGCTGTGCCCCCCTTCGCGGTGGCGGAGGTGCCTTTCTCCGTCCTGCTGCTAACCGATGGGAAGGGTACCGCGCCGCCGCGCCGCCCGTGGGAGCCGCTGGAGGAGTGGCAGCGGGAAGCGGCTTATGCGCTACGTCAGGCCAAGCGCGCCCTCCGCCGCAGGCTCCAGGCCGCCGGGCTCGCCGTGAAGGGCTATCATCTAATCGAAGGCGACACCACCATCGCCGTCGTCGAGGTGGTGGAAAGCGGTGGCCTGTTCCGCCCCCTGGTGAGGCGATGTGCGACCATCCCGCGCCGTCCGAAGCACCCGGTGATCCGGGCGGCCCAGATCGCCCTGGCCGGCGCGTGGTGGCGGTACGTCCCGCCGCCACCGGCCCGTATGGAGCCCATCGACGTCTGGGGTGTCTGGACGGGCAAGATGGACATCGCTTGTCCGGCCCGTGAGTTCCGCACCCGCCGCGAGGCGAACGAGCGGCGCTGGGGCAGCCACCAGCCCGCCACCGACCGCCGGGAGACATGAGATGGCTGCCAAAGCGAAGCCCACCGCTGTCAACGATCCGCTGAAGGCCCTGCGCACCAAGGTCCAGACACTCCGCCGCAAGGTCGAGGGTCTGGGCGACGAAGACGACTGGCGCGATTGGCTGGCCCAGATCATCGGCAAGCGCTCCCTGCGCGCCATGAGCGAGGGCGAACTGAAGGCCGTGGTTCGCGCCCTGCACGACGCCGGTGCGCCCCGGCGGCCGACCGGCCGGCGCGCCCGCTTCGCCGACACGCCGCAAATGAAGATGATCCGTGGCCTGTGGCTTGATCTGGCCGACCTGGAGGCGGTGCGGGACCGGACCGAGGCGGCGATCGGCGCCTTCGTCCGCCGCCAGACCGGCCAGGACGTCGGGCGCCTCGACGTCGCATCTGCCGACCGGGTGATCGAGGCGCTGAAGAGCTGGCGCGCCCGCGTCCAGGAGGAACCCAGGTCATGACCACCGTGCCGCCCGGCCTGACGCCCCACATCCTGCCCGGCATCCTGCGGGAGATCGCCGAGATCGCCGGCTTTCAGGCCGCGGTGGATCTGTGCGTCGCGGCCCGCGGGCGGCGCTTCTACATCCCGGCGCGCAGCCGCCTGACCAAGAACCATCCCTTGGTGCTGGCGGTCGGGTGGCGGGCCGCACGGCTGATCGCCGATGCCTACGGGCACGAAACCCTGCCGATCCCCACCGCCCGCCCGGTGCTGCGCGCCTATCGTGCGCGGGTGCTGCGGACCGCGGGCTACACCACCGGCCAGATCGCCATGATCCTCGACATGGAACGGGGAACGTGCTGCGGCTGGCCCCGGCATCCGACTACCCGATCGGGCCGGTGGACCCGCGCGTCCTGCGTGCCATCTTCGACGATGCGCCGCGCCGCTTCGCCCGGATGAAGCCGGGAGCGGCACAGCCGGCGCCGGTCGGCGAACAGGCACCCCTGCCGCTGTTTGCCCACGCGGGTGTGCAACTTCCGCTGTAAAGCGGTAACTCGGACGCGCAATCGCTCACCCTTATTCGCGAGGTAGCGGCGGGCCACACTGCCCGCATGACGAACCTCGCCCCCCTGGCCTCCGGCCTCTCCGTCGCCCATTTCGCGCGCCACGTCGTGCGCGACACCCTGGCCCGCCTGACCGGCCCGGACGCCCCCGGCATCGAGAGCGAAAGCGCTGTTGAGCTGCTGCTCGGCACCGCGGCGCAGGAAAGCGGGTTCCGCGCCCTGGACCAGATCACCGGTCCCGGCGACACCCGCCTCGGCCCGGCTTACGGCCTCTTCCAGATCGAGCCGTTCACCCGCGCCGACGTGCACGCCAGCTATCTGCGGCACCGTCCGGCCCTGGCCGGCCGGGTCGGCCGCCTGCTCGCCCCCGACCCCAGCGCCGATCACCAGCTGGTGTCCAACCTCGCCTACGCCACCGCCATCGCCCGCCTGATCTACTACCGCTCGCCGGTGCGCCTCGCCGCGCCCGGTGACGTCGAGGGCCACGCACGGGTGTGGAAGGAGGTGTTCAACACCGCCAAGGGCAAGGGCCGGGTCGAGGACTTCGTCGAGAACTACCGGCGCCGCGTCGCGCCCTTCCTGTGAGGAGCACCCCCTTGCGTCCCTTCTCCATCCTTCTGGCCGGCCTGCTGTTCGTCGTGGCCGTTGCCGCCGTCTTCGCCCCGCTGATCGGGGTCGATCTCCATGGCGCCAATCCGCTTCCCTGGGCGCTGCTGGTTCTGATCGCCGCCGCCAGCCTCACCCTGGTGATCGCGCTGCTGCCGTGTGCCCTGGTGGCCATCGCCAGTCTCGCCCTGCTGTTTGCCGGCCCGGCCGTCGCCGCGGACGGCACCACCATCGACCTCTCCGGACTGGCGGGGGGCGCCGTGTCCGTCTTCGGCGGGGTGCTGCTCTGGCTGGCGCGCAACGCGCTCAACGCCCTGGTGGTGTACTTCCGGCAGAAAACCCAACTCGACCTGGACGCGCACACCCGCGCCTACCTCGACCAAGCGCTGGAACGGGCGGTGACCTTCGGCGAGTTGCAGGTTCACCAGCTTGTGGACCGCACCCTGTCCGAGATCGATCTGCATGACCGGGCGGTCGCGCATGCGGTGAACTACGTGATCGACCGGGTGCCCGACGCGCTCGCCCATTTCGGCATCACGCCGCCGGCCCTGACGGCCATGGTCGAAGCGCGGATGATCACGCTGTTCGACGGGGACATCTATCCCACTAGCGGCACGGAGGCCGATTACTCCGACCAACTGACACCGTCCACCCCGGCGGCGTGACGGTGGCCGACGACGCCGACCATGCCGCCCATCAGGCCGACCTGACCGAGGTCGGCCTGATGGAGGCCGTCGCCGGCATCCGTGACCAGCTGGCCGGGACCGGACGGGCAGTTTGCGGCGACTGTGGCGCGCCGATCCCGGCCCGGCGGCGCGATGCCTATCCGGCAGCGGTGCGGTGCATCGGTTGCCAGCAACATCTTGAGCGACGGGATCTGTGATGGCTGAAGAAATGGCGAAATGGGGCTGGGCCATCGCCCTGCTGTTCAATTTTGTGCTCGGCTGGGCGCTGTGGTCCATCCGCAACGCCTTCGTCCCGCGCCAGGAGTTCCAGGAGCTGTCCACCAAGGTGGCGCTGATCGAGCGGGACCTGTCCCATCTGCCGACGCAGGACGATTTTGAGAGCCTGCGCGACAGCGTCGCCAAGCTCCAGGGGCAGGCCGACGCCCAGGCCCAGCTGCTCCAGCGTGTCGCCGCGTCCGTCACCCGGATCGAAGACTACTTGCTGAAGGCGAAAGCATGAGCTTCCAGACCCATCTGATTGAGGATCTGCGCCTCTGCGTGCTGCGGGTGCTGTCCGAAGTGCCCGGCTGCCGGGCAAACTCCTCCATCATCCAAACGGCGGTGAACGCGCTGGGGCACCACGTCACGCGCGAACAGGTGGCGCAGCAGATCGACTATCTCGCCTCGCTTCAGGCGGTCGAAACCGAGATGGTTGGGCCGGTGAAGGTGGTCGAGCTGCGATCCGCCGGAGAGAACCACCTGAAGCGCTTGGGGCCGCCCCTGCCGGGCGTCAATCGCCCAAGGCTCGGGTGAGCCATGGCAAGGCTGTCTGCCGCTGACCGCTGGCCTCCGGAGATCCGTGAACAGGTTGGCAAGCTGCGCGCCCAAGGCGCCACCATCGACGCAATCCGCGCCAAGCTTCTGGAACTGGACATTGATGTTCCGCGCTCGACGCTGGGCCGCGAGATCAAGGAACTGGACGATGTGATCCGGGACATTCGCCAGTCTCGCGAGATGGCTGAGGCGATCGGTACGCGGATCGACGATCGGCCAGCCTCTTCGACCGCACGGGCCAACGTCGAACTTTTGCAGGCTCTGACCATGCGTCTGCTGATCGCCTCGCGGGGTGAGGCCGGTCAGATCGAGATGGACGCCAAGGAGGCCAAGGCGTTCTCGGAAGTCATCCGCAACCTTGCCAACGCATCCAAGGTCGATCTGGACCAGGAGCTGAAGATCCGTGAAGAGATGAAGGCAAAGGCGGTTGCGGCGGTGGAAAAGGCGCTGGAAGGAGGCGACGCAAAGCCCATCGACAAGAAGGCCGTGCTTCGGCGCATCCGTGAAGAAGTCTACGGCATCGTCTCATGAGCAACGAACCGGCCGTCCCGCTTTACCTGTACCAGAAGCGGTGGTTTCTCGACCGCAGCCGCTTCAAGATCGGCATGTTCGCCCGGCAGACCGGCAAGACGTTCACCACCACGCTCGACATCGTTGACGACTGCTTTGAGGCTTGGGCCTCGGGTGGGCGCACGCGTTGGGTCATCCTGTCGCGTGGCGAGCGTCAGGCAAAGGAGGCGATGGAAGCCGGCATCAAGCTGCACGCCAAGGCGTACCAGCTGGCCTACGACATGGCGATTGAAGAGGAGCTGGAGTACGACTTCGTCCCCGATCCGGAGCGGCCGGACGTGAAGTTCAAGGCGCTGGAGGTGGCGTTGTCGGGCGGGAGCCGCATCACCGCGCTGCCAGCGAACCCGGACACCGCCCGCGGTTTCTCCTCCAACGTCTTTCTCGACGAGTTCGCCTTCCACCGGGACAGCCGGGAAATCTGGAAGGCCCTGTTCCCGGTCATCTCGGCCGGCTGGAAACTGCGCATCACCTCGACCCCGAACGGCAAGGGCAACAAGTTCTACGAGCTGATGACCGCCAAGGACCCGGTGTGGTCCCGGCACGAGGTCGATATTCACAAGGCGGTGGCCGATGGGCTGCCGCGCAACATCCCGGAACTGCGCGCCGGCATCAGCGACAACGAAGCTTGGGACCAGGAATTCGAACTGAAATGGGCGGACGAGGCGTCGGCTTGGCTGACCTTCGAACTGATCACCGCCTGCGAGGACGAGGCCGCCGGAGATCCCTCCCGTTACACCGGTGGTCCGGTCTACATCGGCAATGACATCGCACGGCGCAACAACCTCTGGGTCGCGTGGGTGCTGGAGCAGGTTGGCGATGTGCTGTGGACGCGGGAGATCGTGGCGCGCCGCAACATCCCGTTTCGCGAGCAGGATGCGATCATGGACGAGCTGTTCCACCGCTACAACACGGTCCGTCTCGCGATGGACCAGGGCGGCATGGGTGAGAAACCGGTCGAGGATGCCAAGGGACGGCATGGCCCGCTGCGGGTGGACGGTGTGCTGTTGCAGGGTTCTACCCGGCTGAATGTCGCCACCATCGGCAAGCAGGCTTTTGAGGATCGTAAGATCCGCATTCCAATGGGCGACACCGCCTTGCGCGCCGACCTGCATAAGGTTCGCAAGGTGATCGGCGAAACCGGCGGCATTCGGCTGGTGGCCGACGACGACAGCGAGGGGCATGCCGACCGCTTCTGGGCCTGCATGCTGGGCGTGTCCGCCGCCCAGATCGCACCGGAAGAATTCGCCTACCGATCTGCCGCACCCTCAGCCAATTCCGAGCGCAACCCCCTGCGCTCCCGCCACGATGATGACCAGCCGGCGCTGGGCCATGACCGCTGCCGCTTCCGTCCCGGAGCCTTCTGATGCCGCCGTCCGCGATCCTCGGCCCCGATGGCCGTCCCATGCAGCGCCAGACGCTCGCCGCGCCCCAGGCCACGCCCACCGTCACCGGGGTGCGCCCGGTGCTGTCGGAGCATCCCGCGCGCGGCCTGACGCCGGAGCGTCTGGCCGGTCTGCTCCGCGCGTCGGAGGACGGGGACGCCACGCGCTATCTGGAACTGGCCGAGGACATGGAGGAGCGCGACCTGCATTACCGGGGCGTGCTGGCCACCCGCAAGCTGTCCATTTCGCAGCTGGAAGTGACGGTGGAGGCGGCGTCGGACGAGCCCGACGATCAGGCCGCCGCCGATCTGGTGCGGGCGGCCCTGGACGCCGCCGACGTCGAGGAGCTGCTGTTCGACCTTCAGGACGGGCTGGGCAAGGGCTACAGCGTCGTCGAAATGATCTGGGACACCAGCCGCGCGCCCTGGCGCGTAGTCGGGTTCGAGCATCGCGACCCGCGATGGTTCCAGTTCGACCGCACGGACGGGCGCACCCTGCGGCTGGTGGACGGGACGCCCGATGGCGCCCCCCTGGAGCCCAACCGCTTCATCATCCACACACCGAAGACGAAGAGCGGCCTGCCCATCCGCGGCGGTCTGGCGCGGGCGGCGGCGTGGGCCTTCCTGTTCAAGAACTTCGCGATCAAGGATTGGGTGGTCTTCGCCGAGGTCTACGGGCATCCGCTGCGCCTCGGCAAGTACGGTCCCGGCGCCAGCGAGCCCGACAAGGACATCCTGCTGGACGCGGTGCGCAACCTCGGCACCGACGCCGCCGCGATCATCCCCCAGTCCATGCTGATCGAACTGGTGACGTCCAACGTCACCGGCATCGACCTGTGGGAGAAGCTGGCCAACTATCTCGACCGGCAGGTGTCCAAGGCCGTGCTGGGCCAGACCGCCACCACCGACGCGATCAGCGGCGGGCACGCGGTCGGCCAGGAACACCGTCAGGTGCAAAAGGACATCGAGCGGGCCGATGGCCGCCAGACGGCGGGCACACTCAACCGCGACTTCGTGCCGGTCCTGGTGTCCGTCAACATGGGGCCGCGTCCCGTCTACCCGAAAATCCGCATCGGTCGCCCGGACGAGGAAGACATCGGCGCGCTGGTGGAGCGCGTGGTCAAGCTGGTGCCGCTGGGCCTGAAGGTCGGCATGTCCACCATGCGCGACAAGATCGGCCTGCCCGATCCGGGCGATGAGGAGGAGCTGCTGACGGTGCCGGGCACCGCGGCCGAGACGCCATCCGATCGGCCGGGCACCGATCCGGCCCAGACCGAGACGGCGTCGGTGCGGCCGGCGCCGGAGGGCGCGCGCTTCGACCTCGACGCGGCGATCGCCGAGCAGCTCGCCACCGAAGGGTGGGACATGGGCGCGGTGATCGACCCGGTGCGCGAGCTGCTCGACGGTGCCGACAGCCTGGAGGAGGTCCGGGCGCGGCTGCGTGATCCGGAGGTGCTGGCCAAGCTGCTGGGCGCCATGGACACCTCCCGCATCGAGGAGGCGCTGACCCGCGGCGGCACCGCGGCGTGGCTGGCCGGACTGGCCGAAGGCGCCGACTGATGCCCACCGTCTCCGCCCTGTCGCTGGCCCCCGAACAGGCGCTCGCCTATTTCCGGGCCAAGATCCCGGAGGGCAGCTTCGACTACCGGGACATCTTCGGGGCGCAGCACGCCACCTACTGGACGGTGGCCAAGGCGATGGAGCTGGACGTCCTGGAGGCCATCGGCGGGGCGGTGGACGAGGCCCTGGCCACCGGGATGACGAAGGAATCATTCGCCAGGGATCTGACGCCGACGCTCCAGAAGCTGGGATGGTGGGGGCGGCAGGAACGTGAGGACCCGCTGACCGGCGAGTTGCGGGAGGTGCAGCTCGGCAGCGCCCGCCGTCTGGCGACGATCTACGACACCAACCTGCGCACGGCCTACGCCGCGGGGCGCTGGGAACGCATCCAGGCGCGCAAGGCCGAACGCCCCTGGCTGCTCTACCTGTCCGTCAAGGATGGTCGGGAGCGGTGGCAGCATGGGCAGTGGCACGGCACGCTCCTGCCAGTCGATCACCACTGGTGGCGCACCCATTACCCGCCCTGCGGCTGGTTTTGCCGCTGCTGGGTCCTTCAGCTCTCCGACGCCGACCTGGAACGCCGCGGGCTCACGCCGTCGCCGCAGGCCCCCGCCCTGAGGGCGGTCAACTGGACGAACCCGCGCACCGGCGTCACCATCAAGCTGCCCGAGGGGATCGATCCCGGTTTCGGGCACAACGTCGGCATGGCCGCCGATCAGGCCGCCCGCGGCCGGCTGATCGAGAAGATGGAGGCGGTGGAACCGGCGGCGGCCTCGGCCCTGGTGTCGGTCGGGCTGGACGGGGCGGCGTTCCGCGACTTCCTGCGCGAAGGGGCCAACCGGCTGGGCGACTGGCCGGTCGGCCTGCTCGACCCGTCCAGGGCCGAGGCGATCGGCGCCAAGGCCCGCGTGCTGCGGCTGTCCCGCGACAGCGCCGACAAGCAGGCGCGCCACCACAAGGATCTCGACGCCGCCGATTACCGGGCGCTCGCCACCCTGCTGCGCGGCGGCGAGCTGCTGCCCAGCAAGAAGGCCCGGCACTGGGGGTTCCTCGGCCAGCATGATGGCCGCTGGTACGAGCTGATTGTGAAGACTGCCGCGAACGGGCGGGAGCTGTACCTGCAATCGCTCCACTTCTCCGACCGGGAGAACGCGGAGCGCATCGTGCGGCGCGGCTGGGCGGCGGTGGAGGATGGTGGCGGCCGGGAGGGCTCCGTTCCGGTCGGTTGACCGGCACCCCCACGCTCCCGGCGGGCTACGGCTCGGAGGTTCACCGTGTTTCGGCCGCCACCCCCGAAATGTAGGCCGGCACGCCGTCCGGCGCAAGGATCGGGCCGAGGCGATAGGAAGGCCGCTGAGTGGCCTCCGGGGGGTCCGGGCTACCAGCGGGGCCGGAAAATCCTCTAACGCGTTCTTTAATGCTTTTAATGGGCTGCAATCGCCCTGTCAGGGGTAGCCCGGCCGCATCATCCACCACCCTTATTCGGGGTCGGGATCGGGCGCATTGTGCCGCCATGACCCAACGCCCTGTTGCCTCCCCCCGCCTTACCACGGCCTCCGCGACCCCGGAGGCCGTGGCCTTTTCCATCTGCGCCGCCGCGCTGCCCGACAGCCCGGCCGCCGAGTGGATCAAGCTGGCGCCGCTGGGGCGGGTGCAGGGCCGCGACGGTCGCGGTCCCTACGACTTCGGGGACCGGACGCACGCCGCGTCCGTCGTCGCCGCGTCGAAGGCGTACATGGCGAGCCCGGCCTCCGGCTCCGACGCCGGGGTGGATCTGCTGATCGACTACGATCACGCCTTCGATCTGGCCGCCAGCCAGGGCCGCGGGGCGGCGCCGGCGGCGGGATGGATCAAGGATCTGGACGCGCGCGACGACGGCATCTGGGCGCGCGTCGAATGGACCGCCACGGCGGCGGCTCGGATGCAGGCCCGCGAATACCGCTACGTCAGCCCGACCTTCAATTTCGCGCAGGACGGCAAGGTTCTGCGCATCGTCCGCGCCGCCCTCACCAACCACCCGAACCTCAACCTGCCGGCCCTGGCGGCGGCCGGCCTGCATCAGGACCCCGAGATGGACCCCACCCTGAAAGCCTTCCTGGAGGCGCTGGGGCTGGCGGCCGGCACGACCCTGGACGCGGCGCTTGCCCACGTCCGCGGCGTGACCACGGCCACCGCCACCGCGCGCGCCGACCTCGACCGCATCGCCACCTCCGTCGGCTTGCCCGCCGGCGCCACGGTGGACGCCATCGCCACCGCCGCGGTGGGGCGCGCCCCCGCCGAGCCGGACCCCAAGCAGTGGGTGCCCATGGCGACCTACACCGCCACCGCATCCGCCCTGTCCGCGCTCCAGACGGAGACGCTGGACCGCACGGCCGAGGCCGCCATCGGCAAGGCCATGGAGGAGGGCAAGATCACCCCGGCCAACCGGGCTCACTTCCTGAAGGTCTACATGGCCGATCCGGCGGGCTGGACCGCCTTCGCGTCGGTGCTGCCGGTGGTGGTGCCGCCGGGCAACCGCGCGCCGGACACCACCGTCAAGCCGCCCGCCACCACTCCCGCCGCCAGCGAGGGCGAGAAGGCGATCTTCGCCATGATGGGCGTCGATCCGGACGCCGCCGCCAAGACCAAATCCGAACTGGGGTGGTGAGATGACCGAGTTGAGCAAGGATCGCCCCACCATCGAGCGCGCCGGCCAGAGCTTCGGCCTGCCGGTCGGCGCCGGGCAGCGGCTTCACAAGGGCGCCCTGGTGTGCGCCACCGCCGCGGGCCTCGCGGTGAAGGGCATCGTCGCGGCCGGGCTGATCGCCATGGGCCGCTCGCTGGAGGCGGTGGACAACAGCAGCGGCGGCGACGGTGACGCCGCCGTCCAGATCGAACCGGGCATCTTCCTGTGGGACAACAGCGCCGGCGCCGACGAGATCGGCCCGGCCCACGTCGGCGGGACGGCCTGGATCGTCGATGACCAGACGGTCGCGCGCACGCCCGGCGCCACCCTGCGCAGCCCGGCGGGGCGCATCGTCGCCGTCGAGGATGCCGGCGTGTGGGTGGACACCCGGCCCGGCGCCGGCACGGTGCGGCGCCTGTGCCTGCCGATCCGCGTGGCCGACCTGTCCGGCACCGGCGTCTTCCGCGCCGTCGCTCCGGTGGACGGCACCATCGCGAAAATCTGGTCCGCGCTGAACGGGGCGCTGACCGTGGGCGACGCCACGCTGACGGCGCGGGTCGGGGCCACCCTGGTGACCGGCGGCGTCGTCACCATCGCCCAGGCCGGATCGGCCGCCGGCGACGTGGACAGCGCCATCCCCACCGCCTCGGCCGCCGTCACCGCCGGCGCCGTCGTCAGCCTGACGGTGGGCGGCACCAACACGGCCAGCGTCTCCGCCGACGTCCTGGTCGAAATCATTCACTGAGGGCTGCCATGCTGATCAATCAGGCCAACCTCCGCACCCTCTACGTCGGCTTCAAGACGACGTTCCAGGGCGCCTTCGCCGCCGTGACGCCGCGCTATGGCGTGGTGGCGATGACCGTCCCCAGCTCCACCCGCGCCGAGCAGTACGGTTGGCTCGACAAGTTCCCCCGGATGCGGGAGTGGATCGGCGACCGCCAGATCATGAACCTGTCGGGCTCCGACTACACGATCAAGAACCGCGACTTCGAAAGCACCATCAGCGTCGATCGCAACGACGTCGAAGACGACAACCTCGGCATCTACACGCCGGTGGTGCAGGAGTTCGGCCGCAGCGGCGCGTCCTTCCCGGACGAACTGGTGTGGCCGCTGCTCGCCGCCGGCTGGACCACCAAGTGCTACGACGGCCAGCCCTTCTTCGACACGGATCACCCGGTGCTCAACGAGCATGGCCGCGAGGTGTCCTACGCCAACACGGACGGCGGCAGCGACGCGCCGTGGTTCCTGCTCGACGACACGCGGGCGATCAAGCCGGTGATCTACCAGAACCGGCGTCCGACCAGCTTCGTGGCGCTGGACAGCCCGGACGATCCGAACGTCTTCATGAAGAAGAAGTTCGTCTACGGCATCGACTGCCGCTGCAACGTCGGCTTCAGCTTCCCGCAGCTCGCGTGGGGCTCGAAGCAGCCGCTGACGCCCGCGGCCTACAAGACGGCCCGGCAGGAACTGACCGGGCGCAAGGGTGATTTCGGGCGTCCGCTGGGCATCCGCGGCACACTGCTGGTGGTCGGCCCGAGCAACGAGGAGGCCGCCCGCAAGCTGCTGACCAGCGACACCATCAACGGCGGCGACAGCAACCCGTGGAAGGGCACGGCCAAGCTGGAAGTCGTGGAGTGGCTGCCATGACGCCGGCCCTGCGCATCCAGGCGCGCCCGGCGGCCGGCATCCGCCGCTGTGGCGTGCGCCATCCCGCCGTGGCGGTCGAGCATCCGCCCGGCGCCTTCACCCCCGGTCAGGTCGAAACCCTGCTGCGCGATCCAGACCTGATCGTCACGGAGATCGCCGCCGCCGAGGCGGTGGAGCTGCTCTCCATCGAGGCGAGCGTTCCCGTCGCAGAGCTTCTGGGGGCGGCCATGCCGGCCAGCTCCGCCACCGACGTGGCCCCCGGCGCCGAAGAGGGCGCGGCGCCGGATCAGGCCACCGGGGAGGCCGGCGCGGACGGGGCGCCGGCCTCCTCTTCCGAACCCACGGCCCCCGCCACGCCGCAGCCCCGCGCCCGCAAGGCGAAGGACTGAGCCATGCCCTACGCCAGCCAGGACGATCTGCTCCGCCGCTACGGCGACGCCTTCATCCAGCGCGCCGACCGCGACCGCGACGGCGTCGCCGATGCGGCGGTGGTGGATCTCGCCCTGGCCGACGCCGACGCGGAGATCGACGGTTGGCTGGCCCGCCGCTACCCGGTGCCGGTGTCGCCGGTGCCGGAGCGGCTGCGCGGGCTGGCGGCGGACATCGCGTGGTACCGGCTGCACGGGGGCGAAGTGGACGACAAGTCGCCGGCCCGTGTCGCCTACCTCGACGCGGTGTCCTACCTGCGCCGCGTGGCGGAGGGCTCGGCCGATCTGCCCGGCACCGCCAGCCCGGCCCCGGCTGCATTGTCCGGCGGGCGTGTCTGCGGCGGCGGGCGGCGGACCTTCAGCCGCTCCAGCCTGCGGGGGCTCTGACCATGGTCGGAACACGGATCGACGTGACGGTCGAGGACGCGGCGCTGAAGGCGACGTTCGCCCGCCTTCAGGCCGCCGGCGTCAACCTCAAGCCGGCCATGGAGGACATTGCCGGTGACCTGGAGGAGAGCGCGCGGGAGCGCTTCGCCACCGCGACCGGGCCGGACGGCGTTCCCTGGCCGCCGAGCCGCCGCGCCAAGCGGGAAGGCGGCAAGACGCTGATCGACAGCGGCCAGCTCATGGCCTCGCTGGCCTCCGAAGCCACGGCGCTGGAGGCGGTGGCCGGCACCAACAAGGAATACGCCGCCCTTCACCAGTTCGGTGGGGTGGTGGAGCGCGCGGCTCGGACGGTGACCACGTACCGCCGCATCGCCGGGCGCATGGACAGCTTCGCCTCCTGGCGCTTCGTGCGGCGCTCCCGCGCCAACTTCGCCGAGGATCATCAGGTCGGCGCCCACAAGGCGGTGTACCCGGCGCGTCCCTTCCTCGGCGTGGACGAGGGCAGTGGGGCGCGGTTCCTCGGCTACCTGGAACGCCACCTCATGCGGGTGGCCGGTGGAGGCCGGGAATGATCCGCCGGGCGTCCATCGTCGCCCGCCTGAAGAACGAGGCGCGTGCCCTGAAGCTGGTGGAGGGCGTGGCCGAGCTGGCCGCCCTCCGCCAGAACCCGCCGCTCCACCTTCAACCGGCGGCCTTCGTCGTGCCGGTGTCGGAGCGGCCGGGCGAGAACCGCGCCGCCGGCGCCGTCGCCCAGGTCAACACGGTGACCTTCGGCGTGGTGCTGGTGATGACCAACCTCGCCGATCCCCGCGGGGAGGCCGCCGGCGACGCGCTGGAACTGGTGCGGGGCGAGGTGCGGACGGCCTTGCTCGGCTGGCGCCCGGACGGGGCCAGCGGAGCCTGCCACTACGCCGGCGGTGAAACCGTCGAGATCGACAACAAGGGGGCGCTTTGGTGGATCGACCGCTACCGCGTCACCGAAAGCCTGAGGAGTGTCTGAAGTGAGCAACCCCAGAGCCGCCCGCGGCGGCTGCTACGTGCTCGACGAGCACAGCAACGAGATGAAGGCGGCGGAGCCGGCGGTGGTCGAAGCGGTGACGCCGTCCGAACCGCCCGCTCCGTCCGTCCCGTCCGAACCGGCGCCCCAGGCGCGTCGGCGCCACGCCAAGCCGGAGGAATGACCCGTGGCTGATGAACGCTACTACGACAAGCTCGCCCTGCTGGTGAAACCGGAAACCGAGTACGGCGTCGATGCCGGGCCGACCGCGCAGGCCAACGCGATCCTGGCGCAGAACGTCAAGATCAAGCCCATGGCCGCCGAGCAGATCGAGCGGAAGTTCTACCGCAACTTCTGGGGCGCCCGCCCCAAGCTGCGCACGGGCAAGCACGTCACCTTCGATTACGAGGTCGAAGCGGCGGGTTCGGGCACGCCGGGCACCGCGCCGGCTTACGCGCCGATCCTGCGCATGGGCGCCCTGGCGCAGACGATCGTCGTGGGACTGGCGACGATCGCGGCGGCCGCCACCCATGGCGCCGGCACGACGGGACGCTTCAGCTATGCCAAGACGGTGAAGTTCGGCGGGCAGTACAAGCGCACCGTCACTCTGACCTGCACCACGCCCGGCGCCAGCGGGGTGGCGCGCTTCCACGTTACCGCCCCGGCAACCCCGGTGGAGGCGGCTTACGACGTCACGAACGTGGCGATGACGTCGGGGTCGCCCTTCAACCTGCCGAACGGGGCGCAGATCACGCCCACGGTGACCACCGACTTCGTCGCGGCCGACACCTTCACCATCGTGCTGACGCCGGAACGGACGCTCTACACCCCGGTGTCCGGCGGCGTCGAGAGCTGCACGACCTGGTGCAACATCGACGGCACCCTGCACGTCGGCCTCGGTTGCCGCGCCGCGGTCAATCTGAAGGTGGCCAAGAAGGGCTTTCCGGTCTGGGCCGTGCAGAGCTACGGCCTGTTCGTCCCGATCACGGCGGAGGATCTGCCGGCGGACTGCGACTACAGCGCGTTCCAGGACCCGGACGAGACGGCGCCGGAGGCAGTGAAGGCGTTCCGCCTGGACGGCTACGAGCCGACGCTGTCGGAAGTGACCTTCGACCTCGGCACCAAGGTCGGCCTGAGGGCGATGGCCAACAAACAGAGCATCCGCACCTCCGGCCGCGACGGTTCGGTTTCGATCACCATCGACGAACCGCCGATGGACGAGAAGGACTTCTACGCGCTGGTGGACGCCGGTGCGCCGGTGCCGCTGTGGCTCCGCCATGGTGCCACCGCCGGCAACGTGATCGACGTCGAGGCGCGTGTGCAGCTTCAGGATCTGGAGCTGGCCGACGACGAGAACATCAAACAGCTGCAACTGAAGGGCGGCCTGATTCCCAACCTGGGCGGTGACGAGATCGCCATCGCCATCCAGTAACCCGTCTCCGGCCCCGCCGGGGCCGGACCATTTTCACAGGAGCGAGACCCGTGTTCATCCTCTCGAAGAACGCCGACGAAGAAACCTTCTGGGCCACCGTCACCGGTTGGGCGCCGGCCAAGAAGGCAGGCGCCACGAAGGTCAAGTATGAGTTCGACGTTCATTTCCGCCACATCCGGACCAAGGACGACGAGAGCGCGCCGAACGATCTGGACTGGTTCAAGGAACGGGTGATCGGCTGGAAGCGGATCGTGGACGAGGACAAGACCGAGATCGTGTTCAACGAGGAAAACCTCGCCATTCTGTACGAACTGCAATGGGCGCGCCTGCCGATCATCACCGCCTATTACAAGGAAATCGACGGTTCCCGGCTGCGCTCAAAAAACTGAAGGCCGCCGCGCGCTGGTGGGCGCGCGGCGGGAAACCGGCGGTCCCGGCCCGTAGGTCGGGCGCCGCCGGCACGGCGAAGGTGGCCGCCGATCTGGCCGCCTTCGGTGCGCCGAGGGAACTGGTGGACCGCTGGGCCGGGCGGGCCACCGATCAGGAAGACGATCCCGAGGCCGGGCATTTTCGCGTCCGGCCCGACTGCTGGAAGGCGGTCAGCCTCTTCGCCCGGCTGGAAACGCAGTGGCAGTGGGTCGGCAGCGGGATGGCCGGGGCGGAGCGCACCGGCCTGCGCTACGAGGCCATCGGGGTGACAGCGGGCATGGCGGGGATCACGATGACGACGGCTCTATTCGACGACCTTCAGGTCATGGAGGCCGCCGCCTTGGGCGAGCTGGCCAAGATCATGAAAGAGCGCATCGACCGTCTCGACCGGGAGCGCCCGCGCGGGCGAGGCCGCTGATGCTGCAACTCGCCGTCAAGGTCCGGGCCGATACCGCCGAGTTCACCGCCGGCATGGCGCAGAGCGGCGCCGCGGTCGAGCGCTTCGGCACGCAAGCCCGCTCCTCCGGTCAGTCCGCATCGCTGTGGGCGGCGGAGGCCCAGCGCTCCGCCGCCGCCGGGCGGGCCATCCAACAGAGCCAACAGGGCGTGGCCGCCGCGATGGCGGTGGCCACCCGCGCGGCGGCGGCGATGGGCATCGCCCTGTCCGTCGAGCAGGCCATCCAGTACGCCGACGCCTGGAAACAGGTGGAGGGCCGCCTGAAGCTGGTCACCTCCGGCAGCGCCGAACTGAAGACTGTCCAGGCCCAGCTGTTCGACGTCGCCCAGCGCACCCGCCAATCCTTCGACGCCACCGCCGACACGTTTGCCCGCTTCGCCCGGTCCACCAAGGGGCTCAATGTCGGGAACGACGATCTGCTGCGGGTCACCGAGACGATCAATCAGGCGGTCGCGGTGTCCGGCGCCTCCTCGGCGAGCGCCGAGGCCGCCCTGTTCCAGCTCGGGCAGGCGATGGCCGCCGGCGCGCTGCGCGGCGAGGAACTGAATTCCGTCCTGGAGCAGACCCCCCGGCTGGCCGAGGCCATCGCCGCCGGCATGGGCGTCAGCACGGGCGAGCTGAAAGGGCTGGCCGAGCAGAACAAGTTGACCGCCGAAGCGGTGATGAAGGCGTTGCTGAGCCAAGGGGCCGCGGTCCAGCGAGAGTTCCAGCAGCTCGGCCCGACCGTCGCGCAAGCCTTCACCACCTTGGAGAACGCCACCAAGAGGTACATCGGCGGGATTGATCAGGCGACCGGCGCTACCCGCTATCTGGCCGCCGGGATCACGGCGATCGGCGAGAACCTGCCCCAGGTGATAGACGGCCTTCTAGCGTTGGCCACGGTCGCAGCGGGATTGAAGGCCGCTATGATGTTCGGGCCGATGGTGACAGACACCATACGGCTGGCCGAGGCGTCGGCCACCGCCGCCGGGCAGGCAGCGGTGCTGCGGGCCGAGACCGCGGCATCAGCGCAGGCCGCAGCAGCATCAGCTGGTCAGCGGGCGGCAAATGCCGCCGCCACGCTGGCGGAAGTGTCGGCGCTGAAGGAACAGGCGGTGCGGCAGCGGGACGCCGCGACGGCCCAGATGGAGCTGACACGCGGCATCCAGGAAGCGACGGGACGGTCGCAGCCCTACCAAAAGGCTTTGAACGAGCGGAACGAGGCGACGCGCACACTGCTGTCCTATCAGCGGGTGGAACGCCAGCTGACGGCCGAGGCCGCCGCTGCCGCCGGGGCAAAGGCCACCGCAGACGCGGCAGCGGCCCAGGCACAGGCGGCAGTAGCGGGCACAATGCAGCGCACCACGCTGGCCGCCCGCGCAATGGCTACAGCCCAGACCGCCGCGAACGCCGCGTTGTCCTTCGTGGGCGGTCCGATCGGTGCGGCCATTCTGGCGACGGTCGCTGCCGTGACCCTTCTGGCTTCCCGCACGTCCGAAGCAGAACGGGCGCAGCAAGCCTACAACGCTGTTGTGAAGGAAGGTGAGCAGCGCCTGTCAGAGTTGACCAGCGCATCCCGTTCCAGAGCAAATCAAATCCTGGAAGCCCAGCGGCAATCCATCTCCGGAGCGCAGGCTGAGGTTGATTCCATTCGAGCGCGCGTTGCCGCACTTCGCGAAGAGCGGGCGGCCCTTGAAGAGCTTCAGCGCGCTAGCGCGTTGCCGGGCATCACCGAAGGGCCGACCGACAAGATCAATGATCTGACGCGGCAGCTTGCCGAAGCTGAAAAGCGCCTTCAGGCCGCCCATGCTGCGATGGATCGCCTCATGTCGGTCACCCAGACCACCGGCGACGCCATCGGCGCCGAGATGGCGGCAAACGCTGGTCGGGGTTCAAAAGCGCTCACCGGCTTGACCACGGCGCTGACCGATGCACAGAAGGCGGCGGGGCTGACCATCGAGCGCGGTCAGCAGCTCACCGACGATCAGGCCCAGCTCGCGAAATACACTTCGGATCTCACCACGGTGATCGACGCCGGCGTCGCCGCGTGGTCGCGTTACCGGATGACGGCGGCGCAGGCGGCGAACGTGTTGGAGGCTGTGCGCCTCAAGCTCGATCCCGTGCGGGCGGCGGTGGCCGACCTCAACGCCGAAACGAACCGGCTGCGCATCCCGGAGGGCTTCGAACGGGATTTCGCCGCGCTGCTGGCCAGGGTGAGCAAGAACGGTCAACTGGCGCTGACCGCGGAGCAGATCGGGGAACTGCGTCAGGCGCTGGGCGACAACCGGGCAGCGCAGACCGACGACCAAGCGGGCCGGCTCGAACGGGAGGCGGCTGGGCAACGCCTTCTGGCCGGCGCCCTGACCGACGCCGCCAAGGCGCGGGCGCAGAACCGGGTAGCCCTGGCCGAAGAGGCCGCCAAGTGGCCCGAGCTGGGGCAGGCCACAGCCACCGCAATCCTGACCACTAAGGATCTGGGCGGCACCGTCGCGAAACTGCCGCCGGAGTTGCAGCGGCTATGGGCGGCGATGCAAAGCAACTCGGCGGCGCAGTTGGCGGGTGGCGTCAACTCCGCCACAGACGCCATGTCGCGGCAGGCCCGGCAGACCCTGGAACTGGCAGCGGCCACCCGGCTGGGCGGGGCGGCGGTGGCCGAGGTGCAACTGCGGCACGAGGTGGAGAACCAGACGCTTGCGGTCGGTGCCGGCGCCCGGTCGGCGCTTGCCGGGAAGATCCGGCAGGAAGCCGCCGCACGTCGGGAGCTGGTCGCCGCCCAGTTCGACCGTGAGATCGACGTCCAGATCGCTGCGGTGAAGGAACTGGCCAACGCCGAGACGCTGGGGGCCAAGGCGGTTGCCGATGCCACCGTTGCCAATGCCGCCGCCGCCCAGATCGAGCGCGAGGGGATCGCCGCTGACAGCGCACGGGCGAAGACAATCCAGGACAAGACGGCCGAGCTGGCCAAATGGCAGCAACGCCAAGCCTACGAGAAGGCCACCCGGATCAAGACGGACGATATCCGCCTGCTCGAACTCGAACTGTCCCTTCAGGGTGAAAGCGAGGCCATCCGCTCCCGCACATTGGATTTGGCGCGGGCCGAGATGGAGATCCGTCGCGAATTTCCTGACCTCGCTGAACAGGACATCCAGGCGCTGCTGGCAAAGGAAGCCAAGCTGCTCGATATCCGCGGCCAGATCGACCGGCAGCAAAATGCGTGGAAGCAACTCAGCGATAGTCTGGAGCGCGCGTTCGACCGCGTCGGCGACGCCTTGGTCGAGGCGTTTGTGCAGGGCAAGTCCGAGGCGGTGGACTGGGGCCGCATCACCAAGGGCATCATTGCCTCCATCATCTCCGACCTGATCAAAATGGCGGCCGTCCAGCCGCTGAAGAACATGATGTTCGGCACCAACAGCCCGACGCTGTGGGACGCCTTCGGCTCGTCCGGCGGCGCGGCTGCCCAGAACGGCGCGGGTGGCGGTTACGGCCAGTACGTCCAGGCTGGACAATCGCTTTACAACGCGGCCACGGGCACCAACACCTTGGGCACGGCAGCGAACAGCTTTGCCACGTCGGGTATGGGCTACAGCATGGGGCTGTCGTCCAAAGCTGTCGCCGATGGCACGGGCATCGCCGCGGGCTACGTTGACACCATCGGCTCGACACAGATCGTCAACGGCACAACGCTGACCAGTAGCGGGCAGGCAGTCACCAGCACTCTCGGTGCTATCGGCGCCGCAGCTCCGTACGGCATGTTGGGCGGCATGGCGGGCAGCTACATCGGCAACGCCGCAGGCGGCAACAAAGTGGTCGGCGGATTGAGCGGTGCGGCTATCGGCGTGGGCAGCTACGCGGCCGGCACCGCTGCGCTGGGTGCGATGGGGGTGGGGACGGCGGCGGCGGGCATGAGCGGGATGGCGGGGGCCACCGCGGCCCTCAGCGCCATTCCCGTCTATGGGTGGATTGCCGCCGCGGTGTTAGCCACTGTCATGGCGGTCGTCGGCACGCAAAAGGCGTCCGTTGGCCCAAATGCTGCGGCGACCTTGCGCGTTGAGGGCGGGCAGCTCGTGCGCGTAGCATCCCATGCAGACAACGGGGGCTCCACGGATCGCGTCAACGCAGTCACTGACGCCGCCGCCGTCGCGGTCAACGCGCTCACACAGTTTGGCGTTCGGGTCAACGAGGGCGCGCAGTATATGTATGTTGAGGGCGGCCCGAAGGTCCTCAACAACGGGCGCCGGGCCATGGCGCCCGAACAATACTTCAAAGAGATTATCGGGGGCCTGTCCGCGGATGGGTTGGTCGGTCGCGTCCTTCAGTCGGACGCGATTACCAAAACGGGCGATCTTGAGAAGCTGGTCAAAGGCGCGGCTCTCGCGAAGTCCGTCGAGAACTCAAGCACTGCCCTCGACAAACTGGCGAACACGCTGCAATCCGTCCAGCAGGAGGCGTTCAAGGCGACCGCTGAGGCCCTTAGCCCGATGGTTGAGGAATTTAAGCTGGCATCCGAGCTGGGGTTTGGCAACGAGTACCTGGAGGTCACCAACAAGCAAATTGAGAGCATGCTCAAGGGCTTTAGCGCTGAGGACATTGAAAAGCCGCAGGCCCTCCAGATTGCAATGGCTGAACTCACGGGCAAGATGGGCGCGTTCCGTGAGCAGGTTCTCAAGGTTAACCCGGCGCTTGCGGGTTTGATCGACACAATCGAGGAAGCCGCGCGGGAGAAGCTGGTAAAAGACTACCGCAGGGACTTTGACGCCGGGATGAACAGCGCCCAGGGCAACGGGTTCCTCAACCAGCTGACGGACGCCCGGACTTGGTGGAACAACAACTGGGCCAACAGCTTGGAGGCCGGCCGCAACCCGAACGACATGTACGCCGCCCAGGCCCAGGCGATTTTGGCCGGCCTGGACATCACCCAGCTGGGCAAGGCGGTGGAGTATTTCCGCGATCTCGATCCGGTGATGGCCGGGCTGGCCGCTGCGGCGCGCGACATCGCGCGGCAGGATGCGCTGGCGGACTTCGGCATGCGGGAACTGGCGGCGCGCGTTCGGCTCGGCGAGGTTGCTCAGGACGCTTACGATCTGCGCGCTTTGGAGATCGAACAGCGCCGTGAAGCAGCCAATGTCACCGATGACGTGGTGCGGGCGGAGTTGACGCGCATCCACGGGTTGGAGCGCGCTGCCCTGGTGGCTGAGCGTCAAGCGCAGGCCGAGGCCGAGCTGACGGCCCAGCGTGAGCGCGCCGTCGCCGCCGCCGGCGATGTGCTTGCCGACCTGGACCGTACCAAAGCCTCGGGAGCCACCGGCCTGACCCCGGATGAGCGGATCAAAGCCGTGGACAGCATGTTGCGCCGCGACTTGGCTCTCGCCCGCTCTGATGACCCTGTCGTCGCCGAAGAGGCAATGCGCCGTCTGACCCAGACCAAGCAGACGGCGCAAGAGACGTACAACGCGGTGTATGGAGCAGGATCGACCGAAACGACGGCAATGCTGCGGGCCTATGAGCAGAGCGTCCGCGACCTTCCGGCCGTGTTGACATGGCAGCAGCAGGTGCTGGAGCGTTTGGCGGCGTTGCCCTCCGCCATCAACGCCAATTTGGATTTGCGCGGGCGCATCCTTGAGATTTACGAGCCGGCAGTGCTGCAACGGGTTGACCCAGCACTGAGGCCGATCATCGAAACCCTGGCGACGTTGGCTGAACAGGGCTACGACTTCACGTCGCTGCCGCCGAACAGCCAGCGGACCATTGACGAAGTCCTCACCCGCATGGAAGGCGGGGTGCCGGTGGTCGCGCTGGACTTCTCCAACGTGCCGGCGCACGCGCGCCGCGACCTTGTGGAGGTGCTGGGGCGCTTCGCCAACGACAACCGCGTGGACGAATTCGAGTGGGCGCTATTGCCCGCCGACGCGCGCCGCGCCGTTGCCGAGGTCATGGGCACGTACCGCAACGGCATCCAGGTTGATCGCCTGACCTTTAGCGACGTGCCGGCGGACACCCAACGGGAGGTGGCCGAGCTGTTGGAGAGGCTTCTGAACGGCGACGCGGTGACGGACTGGACGCCGATCACCTTGCCCGGCAACGCCTCCCGAACGGTCACCGAGACGGTCAAGCGCGACGTGTCCGAGACGGTCACCAGCGCATCCATGCGGGAACTGACCGCGGGCTATCAGGCTGCGCAGCTCCAGACCACCAGCATGATCATCAGGCAGTTGGACGCGCTGGGGCGGATCGAACTGACCAGCGGCATCAACATCGTACGGGCGATTACCGGCGTGTGGGGATGGGGGCAGGAACAACTTGACGCGCTCGCCCGCACCGCCCAACCCATCGTCCTCTCCACCCAAGAGGCCGGCTATGTCGCGCGGTACGCCGATATCGCTGATACGTGGACCAAAAATCCGGGCTGGTCGCCGCTCCAACATTACCTGCAAGCCGGTCAATTCCAGGGCCGCACTTTCTCGGTTGGCGGCCGTGTAGACGGCCCCGGCACGGACACCAGCGACGACGTGCCGGCGTGGCTGTCGCGTGATGAGTATGTGCTGCGCGCCCAGGCCGCCCGGAATGCCGGCTATGAGGCGCTGGAAGCCTTGAACACGGGGCGCGTTGCCGAGGCCGCGCGCATGCTGGCGGTGCGGGCCAACGACAACGCGCCCCGCTTCGCACGCGGCGGGCGGGTCGGCAGCATCACCTCGGCCGGGGCGACGACGATTGCCGCCACCGGCGCGGCGAGCCCATGGGACGGCGGCTCTGCCACGGCGATCACGCGCCTTACCGGGGAGGTCCAGCGCCTGACCGCCGAAGTCGTGGCCCTGCGCCGCGAGCGTGCGGAGGACGCCGGGCGCTCCCGGCGGCTGATGGAGGGCATCGGTGCCGATCAGATCGGCATGGCGGAGCGGCAGGAGCAGCAGCTTCGCCGCATTGGCGGACGGCGGAGGCCCGTGCTGTGAGCGACTTTCTGATCCTCGCCGAGCTGTCCGGCTGGCACGAAGAAACCGCGTCGCCTCGCACCGTGCGCATCGCCACCGAAGCCTATCAGGACCGGGACGATCCCACCCCGTGGTGGCCGCTGCTGCTGCCGGCCGGGGGCTACACGTTGGCCGCGAGCGCGCCCGAGGAGGCGAATGGCGCCACCCGTGTGGAAATCGGCGAACTGATCCTGGACGAACGTCCCCCAGCCACAGACCGCTGGGCCACGCCGAAGCTGACCGAACTGCTGGCCGGCATGCAACTGGTTGGATGGCGTGTCCCTCTGTGGGCCATCCGGCGGGATCGTCCTCTGGCCGAGCGGGTGCCGCTGGCTGAGCTGACCATCGGAGAGGTGCAGCAGGGCGAATGGACACGGGTGCTGCGCGCGAGAGACCGGGCGCTGGACTGGGCCTCCCTGCGCGCCGCCGGCCCGGCGCGGTATGCCGGGACCGGTGGGCTGGAAGGCCCCGAGGCGCTGCGGGACAAGGGCAAGGAGCTGCTACTCGGCCACCACCGGCATTTCGAGCCCACATATCTCGGTGTGGACCCGGCCAACGGCTGCCATCTCTTTTCCGCGACCGGTGGCCGGGCGATGGGGGGTACACTGAAATCCGTTCGCGCGGCCGGCGGTGGACGTCGGTCAGCGGCACGCCGGCAAGCGGACAGTGGAGCCAGGACACCACGCGCGGCCTCGCCTGGGTGGGGCCGGGCGACCTCGGCACCGTGACGGCGGCGGCGGCCGGTGTGGTCGATGACACCGGGACCGTGATCGAGGACGCGGGGCGCGTGGCGGCCTATGTGGCGACCATCAGCGGGGCGATGACCGCGGCCCAGGTGGACGCCGCATCCTCAGCCGCGACGGGCGCCGGGCGCCCCGTTGCCCTGTGGCTGCCCGCCGGCGACACCAGCGCGTTGCGCGAAGTCCTGGACGATGTGACGCGGTCGGTTCGAGCCGAATGGTACGTCGGGCCGACCGGCATTCTCACCTTCGCCACCCGTGGGCGGCCGGGACCGGGAGAGCCTTCGACCGCCACGCTGCGCGCCGGCATCGACTTCACCGAAGCGGTGCCGATGGACAAGGTGACCGGTATCCCGCCCCGGCGGGTGCGCGTGCGGTGGGGCCGCAACGCGCGGGTCATGTCCGGTTCCGACGTGCTTCTCGACGTACCGGCAGAGGAAAAAGCTGCCTTGGCGACCGAGTATTTCGAGGCGGTGACACCCGAGAACCCGGCTTTGGCCGCCGCCTGTCCGGTCGAACAGGAGGAGGAGGAGAACACCTTGCTGGCCACCTATGCCGCCGCCCAAGCCGAAGGCATGGCGCGGCTCGAAGAGGGGTGGTCGCCCCCATCCCAGTTCGAGTTGCCGCTGCTGCGCCTGCCGACCGAGCGGATCGGGCAGATCGTCACGGTGATCGACGACACCAGCCCGCTGCTCGTGTCCCCCGGCCGCCGGGCGCGGGTCACGGTCGTTGAAGTGGACCTCGCCGGTGAATCAAACCGCCTCGTTGTGATCCCGGAGGGCGTGTGATGGCACACGAGGCCATGTTGGCCGGGGACAACGTGGCGCTGCGGGCCACCCTGGACCCCACCGGCTGGGACCCGGCCGCTGATGCGGCCATGCTGCAAGTTCCCGATGGCGTGCGGGCCTGCTCGATCGGGCCGGGCCTGGAAGGGGCACCGGTGCGGGTGCGGGGCGTTCTGGATGGCCCGGAGCTGATCAGCTTCGCCGCACTCTACGACACGGTCGCCGATCAATCCGACACCCATGAACTGCGGTTGTACTCCGGGGCAGATTATACCGGCCTTGCTTGGACCTCCGGCCGCGTGCCGGTGCTCGCCCCGCTGTTCGATCCCGCGGATCTGGCGTTCGAGGCGGACAACAAGTTCAGCGGTGGAGTGATGCCCAAGCAATATCTGGCGCTGCCGCGGAACATCTATCTGTTTCCGCCGGCGATCTACGCCCAGAGCTTCGAATGGTTCATCTGGTCGGCCGGTGTGCGGGCTGATGGAACGATCATCGGGCGCATGGAGGGGGATTTCCTCTGGCTTGGCGATGGGGTGTTCTTCGACCTCCAATTGGACAGCGAGATCGCCTTCGACACGGGCGCGTCATCGAAGACGGAAGGCGCGCGCACGCTCTGGTATCCGGGACGCCGCAAACGCACCGCAACCCTGCCGCTCGCCATGGTGGAGCCGGGGCTGGTCGATCAACTGGTGACGATGATCAATGAGGCGGGCGGCACAAGTCCGCTGGCTTGGGTGCCGGATCGCGACGATGCGGCGGCAGCTCTCCCGTATGGATTTCTGGCTCGTGGGACGAAGGTGGCTCGCCGCTGGAGCAGTGGCAGTTGGGCGGACAGCGCCCTCAATCTGGAGGAATTTCGGTGAGCGAACTGGATGACGCGCTGTACCGTGCGGGGCGGTACAACAACGCCCCCTATCATGCCGAAACGAACCCCTACGGGCACACCGGCAAGGGCGGGACGCTGGCAAACTGGGTGCGATCGCTGACGGACGGCGTCACGATCTGGAACGCCATGGCTGCGCTCTACAACAGCATCAACTTCGTGGCTGAACGGGCCGCCGTGGCCGAAATCTACCGGCGTTGTCAGGACTTGGTGCCGCAGATCACCACTGGCAGCACGTCGGCACTCAATTTCCCCAGTGCGGACAAGCTGCTGGCCTCAGCCTCTGATGTGGTCGCCGTCTATGCCTACGATACCCGCTTGGATGATCGCCTCGCTTCAGGCGGGCGCTGGAACGAACCGGGGCGCTGTGCGCACCTGTCCTGGCACGCCGAGACGCTGGGCACCAGCACGCGAGGCATTAAGCGGGACTTTCCGCTTGTGGCGCTGCTCGTGCTGCGCTCCACATCACTGATCATCTACGACGCGCTGGACCTCGATCCCACGACGGGTGGCCCGCGGATGTGGATGGTGTTCCCTGCGCCAACCTCGTCCTCCCGCAATATTCTGGGCATTTCCAACACGGGGTCGCGCACCTTCACCACCACCGCCGCGCTGAACGGGCGGCTGTATGTGGGCGGGACGGACTGGCTGTGCGAGGTCAACTTCGCGACTGATCGGGCGCTTTTCCGGACCAGTTCGGATGTCTTCAGTGGGTGGATTCCCGGCACCATCGCGCAACGTGCCGCCGGGCTGGGCGTCTCTTCTCCAATGGCTGGCGCGGCCATCGCGGGCATTCCCGTCAACTTCGTGCGCCCCCGCGTTCAGCCCGGCGCTCCGCTGGATCAGGCGGGCTTGCCGATCCCGACCATCGCGGCGGCGACGGACGGCGGCTTCAGCGTGGTCCATCCGACCGGGTTGGTGGCGAATATCACTGGTGGGGCGTACACGGGCGTCGCGTTCTTTGGCGCTCACCGCCTCTGCGCGTTTCTCGCAGGCTCGGACCAGCGTTTCGAGGTTGGGCCTTTGCCGTACGCCAGCGTGGACCGCGCTGCGTGGCGGCAGGGTTTCTACAACAATGGCGCAGGCGCAAAGCTGCTTGCGCATATCGGCGGCACGGCGACAGCGGTCGCACCCGGCGCTCTGGGCACCAGCACGGGTGTTTCCATGTTGGTCGAGGACGAAGCCAATCCGGCAAACGGGCTGATCGCTCATATCGCTACTTCCTTCGCCACGGGGTGGTTGCCGGGAGACATCAGGCTGGCTGCGCTCTGCGACGCCACGACAGGCAGCATCACCGGGTCGGGTGATCTGATCGTCAACGGCCGCTTCGACGCCGGCCTGTCCGGATGGGTCGCGAGTGGCAACGCGGCGTGGGTAGGCGGGGTGGCGCAGTTCGGCGGTGCGGCGTATGGCGGCATCGAACAGGCGCTCACCACCGTTGTCGGTCAGACTTACCTCGTGCCCGTGACGGTTGGCGGCGGGCCGGTGACCGTATCGGTGGGCACGGTGGCCGGGGCGACGGACGTCTATCCTGCGACCAATCTACCGGTTGGGGCGCAAGCCATACAGTTTACGGCCACTCGGACCACGACCTATCTGAAGTTTTATAAAGGGTCCACGACGCCAGCAGGTACGGTGGACGAGGTGTCCTGTCGGCTGGCGGTCGCCGACCGCAGCTACAAGGGCAAGGGGACAGCGATTTACGGCACACCCCAGCGCAACCCGGTGGCAACTGGGGCCGAGGTGGTGCTGTGGTCCGGCTGGGCGTCGGACGCTTACCTGGAACAGCCCTACAACAGCGACCTGGACGTGGGCACGGGTGACTTCTGGGTCGCTCTCTGGACGACGGCCACCACCGGCTCTCTGATCGAGCGCGGGACCAGCGGCCTGCCAACCGGCCTTGTCCGGCTGGCCGCGTTCGGCGGAAGCTATCAGTTCACCATCGTTGACTCCGCGACCGCATCTGGCGGGGTGACATCGGCCACCCCGACACTCCTTGTCGCGCAGCGGGTTGGCGGTGTGCTGGAGCTTTGGGTCAACGACACGCGGGTTGGCAGTGCCACGGGGCCAGCCATCAACACCAATCTGGCCGGCGCCGTCATGCGGATCGGCTGCGCCATCGGTGGATCGTCCCCCGCATCCGGCGGCATCACCATGGTGCGGTGGGGTGCTGGCGCGCTGTCGCCCGCTCAAATCCGCCGGATTTTCCGGGACGAGGTGAGGCTTATGCGGCCGGACGCCAAGTGCCTGTTGGCTGGCAGCAACACCGTAACCGCGCTGGATCGCGATCCGCTCACCGACCGGCTGCTGGTCTGCACAGGTGCGGGCTCGAACATCTTCCGAGACCTCAATCGAGCCGCTTATCACTCGACCAGCACCATCACGTCCACCACCTCCAACAGCCATAAGGCCGGCAGCCTGCGCGGCGGCACTCTGCTGCTCGGTACCGCCGCGCAAGCTGCTGTGCTGATTGACGCGCTGGGCGGCAAAGAGGCGATCCTGGCCGGCGGACCGCGCCCGGTCGGCGGCGGCTTCACCGCCCGAGGCGTGACGACCGATGCGACCCCGCTTGATCTTGCTCCGCGGGTCTACATTGGGGAGCGCGAAACCGTGCTAGTTGAGGTCCGCATTGTCGGTCGCGTCTACGGCGGCGTGGACACGGAGCGCTTGGTCTACGTCCGCAAGGCCACGGTCTATCGGGACGCCGGCGGTGCCGTCACGCTGCAAGGCTCCGTGCAGACCATCGGCACCGATACGGAGGTGACCAGCACGGCCGACGCGAACCTGCAACTCGACACCATCAGCCAGACCGTGTCCGTGCGAGTGACCGGCGTGAGTGGCAAGCGCATCAGCTGGAGCGCAGTCGTGGCAGTCACCCGTATCAGTGAGGAGGCCACCTATGTTGCGTAGCTCCGACATTCTGGATGACCGCTACCGCCGCGACCGGTACCTGCGCCTTTGGGAGTTGGTCGATGGGCTGCCACGGTGTCGGCTCGATGCGCTGGATACGTCCGTGGCCAGCGAGCAAGAGATCGCCGCAGTAGAAGCGCGCAACCATCATCTGGCGCACCGGCTGGCGGTGGTCGAGGCGTTTGAAGTGGCGCAGGCGCAGCTGGCCCGCATGATCGCGCTGGGTAGCCCCCCGCCGGAGACGGTCCCCAGCTTCGGACCGGACGGCCTGCCGGCGGCCAAGCCCAACCCGGAATGGGTGGCATGGCAGGCGGCGCTGGACACGGTCCAAAACGCCGACAACCTGACCCGCGCCTATGCGCTCGTCCGTCTCGGCAGGCCCGAGGAACCCGCTGTGGGCGATGAACCATCCGCAGAGTGGATGGCCTATCAGCAAGCTACCGAAACGATCGCTTCAAATGACCTTTGA